ACTATTCCCTGTTGATTCACAAATAATGTATTTGCCAATTTGAGAGCCATCCATATAAAGATAAAAATACCCCCAAGTAGGCCCGCCAAGAGGATTCATGTCTCCGGTGGCAAAAACAAAAACAGGATTACCAGTAGTTGTCATTGAAGCGCTTGCTACTGTTTGATTTGAAGTGCTTACAGTAAAAGCGCTAGCGTTTGAAATACAATAATTAGCGTTAGTACCAGCAGTAATTCTACCTTTTGTATCTACTGTAACACTTCCATATGTTCCAGCGCTAATACCGGTTGTTGTTAAAGTTGGGCTAGGATATGTTCCGGTAAGATCTCCTCCGGCTGTTTGATTAGTCATAGAACTAACCCAACTACCACCAACCCTAACAAGTAACTGACTCACATCAGTATCAAAAATAAGCGTCCCATTAGGCGCACTAGCAGGCCGTGTTGCTGTAGTGCAGATTTCTACTCCGTGTCCTAGTACACTCATACAACACCCCCTAACATAATAAGAAACCATACCAACTTAAATAAGAACTAGTACCATACTCTGTTGCATCATTAACAATAATATCTACATAATCGCCAGCATTCAAATCTTCAAACCAACTACGCTCACCATCAGCGTAGTTACCTGTATTAATATGCCTTAAATGAAAATCGTTCCATGTAGCACCATTTTTTCTAGGATACATACGCGATGTACCACCAGTATTATATCCAATACCGCTTATACAAAAATAGTATGTTCCATCAACAGGCGCAGTAAAACGCCCATTAGACGTATTATAACTATTAGTAATATTATATTTTACAGCATTAAAAACAATTACATTAACCGCACTAACCGCTCCATTATCTTTCCAAACAAAAAACCTTGGCCGAGCAGAATTACGCACATAACCATTATTATCAATCGTAAGCCTATCTACACCACCTGTTTGAAGGCTAAGAGTAGAAGGAGAGTTAATAGCCGTGCTAATATTATCAACAATAGTCTCATTCCAAGCAGAACCATTCCAAAGCATTAACTTTTTAGTATCAGTCTCATAAATAAGACTACCCTCAGTAGGGGTAGGACGAGTAGTGCTAGTACAAACTTCTACACCATGACCAAAAACACTCACACTACACCCCCCTTAAGTAAGATACCTAATAATTTTATTAACAATAATAGTTGGTTGCACGTTACCGGTATTAGCGCTTGGTTTATTATGTGTAGAAGTTGTACCACTATAACTATGCTGATGCCTTGTGCTAGCGCCGGAACTATACCTGTACTCTCTAACACCACTAGGAAAAAATTTATACCAAGAAGCAGCGCCCGTCCCATCGCCAAAACTACCGCCATAAACAGCAAAATAATGACTATGATCAGGAGAGTCGTTACCCGTTGTACCAGAAAACGCATGTGTATGATCCTGTAAATTCTCGCTACCTCCGGCCGCACCTAAAGTTGTTCCAGTAATACCAGAAACAGCAGAAGTAATTCTACTTGCTGCGCTACCACCCATATCATCTTTACCAGCACTAATTCTACCCCTAAAATCAGGAAGTTTACCAGCGCTACCATAATTTGAACCAACAACACTATAAAGCGCAGAAAAATCAGCAGTAACGCCTTGAACGGTACCGTTACCATTAGGAATAACATCCCCATTAGCCAATAACCATCCTGTAGGAGCCGTACTGCCACTATAATCAATTAATGCGCCAATAGGCGTTCCCTCAACTGGGTTATTTAAGGCAATCCAAGTAGCGCCATCCCAAAACAATACAGCATTAATATCTAACTGATAAACTAAACTACCTTCAACAGGACTACTAGGCAATTGTAACGCACTAGGAACAATCTCAACACCATGACCAAGAACACTCATGACTAGACCGCCTTAATAATATAAATACCAGTCGTACTAGAAAACGTAGGAAGCGTACCAACAGTACCATACTGCGAACCAACAACAGCATACAACGCAGCAAAATCATACGTCTTAGACTGCACAGTACCACTACCATTAGGCACAACATCACCATTAGCAAGAAGCCAACCATCAGGAGCAGTAGCACCAGCATACGCAGTAATAGTACCCACAGGAACATTACCATAAGGCACATTCTTCCACGCGCCAACACTAGAATCGTATTCTAACGAGTCACCATCACTAACACCAGCAAGACCAACATCATGCAAATCATTAAGATACTCGCCCGTCTTCATACGAACATAAAGAATACCACTACTAGAATTAACCTTAGTAACAATAGCAACCTCTAAATGAAGATTAGGCGCAACCTGAGGATCCTTAGTTAAACCACCCGGAGTAGTAGGATCAAAATGAAGAATATCACCCAAACTATAAAAACTAGTATTCACATTACGAACATAACCATTCGTAACAACAAAACCCTCAACACCATCATCAATATTCTCAGCAGCAATACCAAGCATATAGTTAGCATTAACACTACCATTAGCAACAGCCTTAGCAACTTGAATACGGTCGCCAGTAGCACCAGTAGCCATGACAGCCTCACCCTTAAGGATCTGAACACCAGAATCATTCTTCACAAAAATAATATTCTTCTGACCAATAGGAACCTGAAGACCACCAGTAGCACCAAACTTTGGACCACCATCCTCAACACTCCACACAACACGCGCAGCCTGATCAGTAGGAATATTCGTAACATCAAAATCAAGACCACCAATAGTCGTAGCACGATCAGCATTACGAAGCATAATCGTACTAGGATCATCATCAGCAGTAGCCGTAGTCGCACTATTAGCAACCTTACCCGCCGTACTAATCGTATCCAACTTCGTATCCGCAATTGCAGCAGCACTATTAACATCAGCGTTAACAATACTATCCGTAAGATCCAACTTAGAATACACAATACCAGCAGACGCATTCACATCATCATTAACAATAGTATCATCAGCAATCTTAGCCGACGTAACCGCACCATCAACAATAGCGCGAGTATCAACACTATCATCATCCATCATGAACTCTACAACACTGTTAGCCGATAATGCGCCAAGAACAAAGTTAGCCGCCACATTATTCACAAAAGCATTAGTAGCAATCCTATTCGTGGTATCACTAACAGCATACGTATTAGCCGTAGAACCATCAGGAAGATCAACAACATCCAACTTAGCGGTCGTAACAGCCGCATCATTAATCTTACCAGTAGTAACCGCAAGATCATTAATCTTAGCAGTCGTCACACCAAGATCATCAATCTTAGCAGTCGTCACATTCTGATCAAGAATATTACGAGTCTCAATAGCATCATCATCCACATTAATATTCGTAATCGTATACTCGTCAATCTTATTACCAGTAACATTACGATTAAGAATCTTATCCGTTGTTACAGCATCATTGCGGATGGTGAATGTAGGCCAGTTACCCTGAATATCACCAGCGACAAGAGCATCACCCGCCTGCACAAGTTGAGCAGCACCAGACAGGTTAATATCAAGAATAGTATAAGTCTCTTCAATGCGCTCAGCAAGCGCTTGAATATTCTCGTTTAGATTCGACAAAGATTCTGTTCCAAGAGGATACGGAAAATTATATGTCGGAGTAGCACTAGTAGCCATTATTCACCTCCTTTATCCCATTTACGACGCTTTTTCTTATTCTTTTTAACAGCAACAAACTTAGGGTCTTTATAACGCTTAGGCGGCTTAGTTTTAACACCAAAATTTTCTTCTGGTAACAGAGCAAGCATTTCATACTCTTCAGGATTAGCCGCATTATTTAAAACCCTTGTTTTATTATCTAATGGGTGCTCAGGAATCGTAGACTCATCATGAATAGTCCCAGCAAGAAGACTAGCAGCCCAAACATCATCAAACATATCAAGAAGATCAACAATATCAGCCTCATTATCAGCCATTGCTAATTCGACTGTTTGTTCCGCCACGGCTAACGCTTCCTCAGCATCAAGCCCACAATAAATACGCCCATGAATACTAAGGGCTAGAATAATAGGATTTATTTCCATACCTTAATACTCCTCCAATTATCTTTATAACGATGCATAAGTTTCTTGGTGCTTTTACGAAATTCGCGCGAACCCTTTTTATTATTAGTACCCAAAACTTCAGAAGACCAATCAGTACGCTTAAAAGGAATAACCTGAACAATAGGCGTACCAGCCTCAATAATACCCTCCCAGTCTTGACGAATAAGAAAAGGAAAATTAACAGGAACAGGATGCTTATCCGTATCAACAATACCAGAAAACGTATAAAAAGGCAAATCAAAACGCCAAGACGGTTGCCTAAACATACAAGAATAACCCTCAGGCGTTGTAATACGATAATAATTATTCCACTTAAACGGCTCATTAGAATACTCATATGGTATTTGTAGATTAGATACTTGCTCAACACTATGAGAAGAAACTAAATTAGGAAGAACATCAATTTTACCATCCGTATTCTGTTGAGATAAAACATCTAAACTCCAACTAAACAATGCTCGTCCTTCTTTAAAAGAAACAATAACATCCGAAGGAAGCGTAATATAATATCCCGCTGTCATATCATCAAGTACGGGCATACACTTTTTAACAGTAATATTTAAAGAACCTTTATCATTCATAATAAGTTTATCATCAATAATACTATTCTGCTGCTTATACCACTCTGGTAGCATTTTACTCGCCGGAATAGGCGGAGGGATAAGCCCCAAAACAGACTTCTTAATTGGAGTAAATTGAATAGTTTTCATAATCCTCAATATTTAATAATATAATTAACAGTTTGATAAGCAGAAAAACTAGAAACAGTATGATCATTAATACTATGATCACGTACGCCATTAACAAAATTATGAGTATGATTACTGAGCGCGTTTGCATTTGTGCTATTTCCAGCACCCACGTTACTATTATTTGAGTTTAATCCATGAGCATGAGTATGTGTAGCCGTACTACCAGTAAAACCATGATTGTGTGTAGCGGCCGCTAGGCCCGCCTGATTACCAGCAGCACGAGAAATACTAGTAGTAGCGCCTTGAAAAGCATGATTATGCGTGGCTCCTTGACCAGCATTATTATTACTATGACCATGATTAAAATTATGATCATGATTATGTGCATGAGTAAGGTCTGTATCGGCAATAGCAATATTAGCGTTAGTATTAGCCTGCAAATGATTTAATACACCCGTATGACTTAAAACATTAACAGCATTAAGGCTAACATTAGCATTAACACTAGACGCTCCTCGCGGATTTCTACTAAGCAAATTAGGCAAATAAAACTCGTCAGAAGTATCACTACCATAACGATCAACACCAAGAATAGTAAACAAACGAGCATACTTATCCTTACGAATAAGACTACCATCACACCACAAAAACTCGTTCGGCAGTGTAACACCACCAAACGCAATAATACTACCAATAGGAACAATACTAAGATTAGTATTATCCAGATTATTCTGAGTCTGCTGCACACCACCAAGACTCTGAGACAAAGCAGTACGAGTATAAGAACCAACCTCATTCTTAATAATACTCGCCATACGCCGCTCAAACTCTGCCTGACCAGCAGCAGTATTAAGATCATAACCAGCCATAATTACACCCTACTTTGACGCATAGGCTTAAAACCAATACTCCACGAATCAATATCCACAGTATGAGGACGCTGAACCGTCTGATAATTACGCGGCCTAAAATTATTCATCTGGTACAAACGAAAACCCATCGAAGGATAACGCCAACTAAACTTCTTCTTACGCCGCTCATACTGAGCATCAGAAAACTCGTACCACGTTAAACCAACATTCTCAACATTCTCCCACGTAGAACGATTAGGAGACAACTGCTTAGGAAGAATTACATCTTGAATCTCTCCCCAATTATACAAGTCCTCAACAAAAATCTCCCAATTACGATGCCGCTTCTTCTCAATATCAATAAGATCCTTATCCTCATTATCAACAATATCAAGCCGCAAACCACCATCAATCTGATAAAGGTTAAGGAATAATTGTCGGAACCACTTACGCAGCGTCGGATCACCAAACGTATAATGCTTAGTCTGAAGATAAAAATCCGGCCCCTTATAATACAATTCTGTAGGCTTAAAAACATTCTCACACAACTCTGAATCCTCAGAAGTCGTATGATTATTTTCAATCCGCATCATACTATCTAAATCAATAATGCGCGGTGCAACCCCAACAACTCCGGTCGGATTAACCGCGTTAACACCAACTAGACCACGTACAGCATCAAACAAGTCTAGCGAAGTAAAACCACGAAAATCAAAATTACTAAGCGTAGTGATAGCATTAGTCGGAAGATAAATAGCAAACGTCATACCATAATCTTGGTAGATAGGCCCCCAATACACATCCGAATCCCCATTACCCCAATAAGTCTCGTTTGAAGGAACATCTTCTCCCCAGAAGGCACCAGTACGCCCAGACTTATACATCTTAATATAATCCCAATAAATAGGGACATTATTAACAGGATCAAAATCATCAATCTCAAAATCAGGATCCCAATCCTCAGCAGTATAATTAGCAATAGCCTCTGTAGTATCAATACCCTCCGCATAAATAGGCTCATACCTAACAGGATTAAACGGAGACTGGAAGCGAGTAAAATGCATAAACAAATAATCCTTATACACAAACGCATACACAGCATTATTAATAGCATCAAAAGGCTTAATACTATCAGTATAATACGCGCCAAGATTATCCTGAACAAGATTACGTACAGTATTACCATCAAATAGCATAATACCACGCTTAGAAGCCCAGAACACGCCACCACCAAACTCTACAATACTCTGAGCAGACAAGCACCCCTCAGGATACAACTCTTCAACAGAAAAGTTAAGACGATAATTACCACGAATAATATACGTCTTATCCTCAAAAAATACGAGAAGGCCAGAGTTAGACGTAGCCATACCACGCATCTGCTGGTTTGTGGGCAGCAGAATAGAGTCCGCAGAATCCTTAGAAAGATCAACACTTTCAGAATTATGCGGAGCACTAAATACAATACGATTCTGGTTTTCTAATTCGCCAGCATTACCATACCAGTTAAGTCCCGAGTAGGTTGCATGAAATACTCCGGGAAACTTCTTATTAGTACGATCTTTATGCCAAGAAACAGGCTTAGTAGTATCATAAATAACATACTCGTCGGCAGCCATCTTAACAGTAAAATCGCTACCCGCCCGGTACTGGACCGACGATCCGCCGCTACTTGCTGTATTATACGCAAACTTTAAAGTTTCATTATCAGGCGCAGCATTATAAGAAGCCGTACTTACTAAACGGCCTACAGCAAGATTATCAGACGCTCGGAACACTGTAAATGTTTGGCCTACTTCTCCAAGGCCAGCAGCAGCAAAATGCCCTTCGCCTTCACTACCAATAGGACCACTAACACCAGTTAAATTAGTAGCGCCTTTTTCAATAGTTAATAATCCTCGCCCATGATTATGAATATAAGGACGAGTATTATAAAAAACTAAATCATACTCAGAATTAAGCGACGTAATACTTAAATAATACGGCCACACAAGCACATTTTTTTCTAAAGTAATATTAGCATAATTAAAACTTTTTACATCGCCAACATAGTATTCTTCGCCAGTATCTCGTTTGCGAGCAAAACAAAACATACCCTTACTAAGTTCAGTATAATCATAAGAGTTTGTATAAGTAGGATTAGAAAGAGTGATAGTAATAACATTAGTTAAAATTTCATTAGACGGAGTTACCGCACCTACAGTCTCAGTAATAGTATAAGAACTAATAGTAGCACAAATACCATAAGTAGGCGTTGGTCCACTATTATTTACATAACTAATTGTAGTACCATCAACTCCAGTCCCTCCGCGCCAATAATATAATTGTTGCTTATTAGTATCAGAAGCCAAACCATACTCATCTAAAATACCAATCCACAAACTATTATTAATATCAGACTTAGCAGACAAAATAGCATTACTAGAAAAAGCATCAAGCGTAGAAAAAGATTGATACTTAAAATCTTTATCATAAAAATAAATTTTAGTGTATGCCGCACTAATTCTATCATTAGTAACAACAATGCCAAAAACAGCATCACCATCAAAATTAAGCGTAGAAATAACACCAAGCACACGCTCATCAGCAACAGAAGGCTGACTAACACTACTACCAGCATTATCATAAAGCGCAAATGTCTCAAACGGCTTACGACGACGCAACAATCCAGCCCTATCAAACAACACATCCTGCGACCAGCGCACAAAATCTTCTGGAATAAACGTCCCCGGAGCGGCCTGATTTAACCCACCCGGCGCACCAACCTGATTAGCATAAGTCAAACCAGTCACTCAATCACCCCCTAATAAGACCAATCATACGAATCCGTAAGAGTATAAATCCTATCCGTACGATCATACTGATTCATCCAAACATCAGCACGCATCTGCTGATAACGCTGCTCAAACAAATTCTGAAACACAGAAGCCTGCGGATCATCATTAACAAGAAACGCCTTAACAAGCGCACCATACAACACAATACTATGATGACGACTAGGAATAAGCCAAGCGCTCGTACCCGAAGTAGCAGTAGCCGCAACAGGCAACTGAAGAAAATACAAACGCATCGTCGGCGAACCATTAATCGCCGGATACACAAACATATCATCACCAACAAAATAATACTTATTAGGCGTACTCGTATCATTAGCAACCCGATAATTCTTCTCAATCACATCCGCACGCTCAGGCACCATAACAATATCATTTGACACATCAAGAAAACTAAGCACCGTATTCACACTATGCTCAGTATACGTCCCAACACCAGCACTATTATTAAGCGTATTCGTAGAATTCACAACACGAAAACTAGAACCACTAGTAATCTGAGAAGTCCCATTAGGAACAATAAACTCTACAACCTTCTCAAGAAACGGCCAAGGCTCACGAGTAACAATATCAAAATACGCCTCATTCAGCAAAAGCAACTTTTGCGCCTCTTCAAAATCCTCAAACCCATACAAATCCATCTCATCATACATCTCATCAAGCGTCATTATTACTCACCTCCTTAGGCACATCATAATCAATAAACTCTTTAATAACAGGAGACTCGCCATGCTGACGAAGCATAAACTCAATATGCTCAGCCGACTCCTCACCCGCCTCATCCGCCTTATCCTTAAACTGCTTCTTATAATCCTCTTGCGACTTAACAACATCATCAAGAATTTGCCAACCATGCCGCATCGTATCAGCAGCCATAATACGCTGCATAACAACATCAACACTAGGAATCTCATTACCAAACCCAATAACAGGATAAGCAGGCTCAGGACGAGGCATCTTAATATACACACACCAATCCCAAGTCTCAGCATTCCGCGCAAAAAACAAACGCTCATCATACTCACGAACCGCGCGATCAACGCGAGCCTCAGCAAAAGTCATCTCACCATGACCCGGAATATAAATTCCACTCATTAGCAATCCCACTTTCTTAAACTCTTATTAATACGACTATTAGGATCATTAGCCGTCTTAGCCGACGTTAACTTCTTTTTCATGCCACTCATACGCGCACAAAACGAGCGCCGCCGAGCAGCAGCCTTAGGCGACTTTTTAGCCTGCTTAGCAGACACCGGAGGCTTAAGCGTACCCTTCTTATACGACCTACGGCCCTTAGCATTCAAACCACCCTCAGGATTCTTACCTTCCTTACGAGTCCAAGCCTCCGACATAACTCACCTACTTTCCTTGCATCTTTTTATACGTAGACTGTGCGATAGCCCAAACCTTAGACTCAGGCCAAGACGGATTATCACGCTTCAAAGCACTAACAATATCATCCAACTTCTTAGGCATTATCACTCCTTATGCTAGAATAGGGAGGGGCCTAAGCCCCTCCCTACCCAAATTAGATACCGAGATCAGCCGAGCCGTCAACAGTAATGCCCGTAAGGACACACTGGTTAGACCGCTTGGTCATACCAAGGTTCATGTAGCGAGTCATGATCGCCTCAAAAGCATCATAACCCGACACCTGACGAAGCGTCTGCCCGTCAGAATCAAGGAAATGCCAGTCCTGATCCGAGAACACCTTAATGGTGGACTCGTCCAGCACGTACATATTACCATACGGAGCATCAATGTCCGAGATAATCGGCATACCAGCATACTCCAGCGTCTTGAAACCAGCCGCATAATTGTACGACATCGGATCAACATAACGAACCTGATCCTCAAGAAGGTTATACAACTCGCGCTGCACACCCATCGACGTAACCATGACGGTGGGGGTACCACCCTCAAGGCGAACAAGGTTAAGACCCTGCTGAATGTCATCAAGAGCAAGAGCGCCAACAGACGTGACGCGCTTGTTATCCCACCACGTATTCGCCGACGCATCAATCTCGCCAACATACGTAGCAGACGCAGACACGAGCCGCTGAAGACCATCAACCTCGGACGAGCGCGAACCATTCGCGGTCGCCGCACCGTCAACACCAGAACCAGCACGAGTAATGTAATGCGACGAAGAAGTCGTCACAGCAGCACCCGAAATATCAATCGTGGCATTAGTAAAGTCAACAGCCGTAATCTCACGACCAGCCGCAATCGTATCAACATCAGCAACCGTACCAATGTCAACAAGCATACCAACATACAACTGACCCTTACGAATCGCCTCCTTACCAGCAGCGGTATTAAGAACAACCGTCGTATCAGCCGAAGTAGTACCACACTGCGCAATCTGAGCAGTACCATTACCATAGACCTGACGAGCCAGATCCTTCTGAAGATCGTTGCGAATACCATCCAACTCAGACTTAAGAGCCTGAAGGAAAGCACCAGCCTCGTTCTTCGTCTTAGCCATCGACGGACCCGTAACCTGCACACGACCATACAGATACTTCAGGTCGTATACAGCCTTATCGTAGTCCTGATTACCAGCCGCAGGCAGAGCAGCAGCCTCGGCGCGAGCGCCAATACCAGCCGACCGCGACGTATGAAGCGGAACATAAGCCCGCTTACCCACCAGATCCTCAGAACGCGAATTCAACCGCGCCAGAAGAAGCACCTCATTATTCAACTGCTCAGCGACCGGCCCAAGGTAATACTCCTTGAGAATATCGCTAAGCGTAGTAAGATTAGTCCCATTAGTCAGAGCCATTCTTACAACACCCCCTTATTAGGAAATGTTACGAAGAACCTCCAAAGCCGCCTTATGCGCGTCATCAAGACTAGCAAAAGACTTACCGGGAACACTAGACGGCGCAGCCGGAGCAGGCGTAGCACCATGCGGCACCTGCTTAGACTGCAAATAACTACCTAAAAGACGCTGCTGAATAGTAGCATACGCCTCCTGAGCAGCCATAAGATCCCCATCATGAGCATACGCAAGCGAATAAATCGCCTCCATATCATCATCAGTATAATGAGGATTCGTCGTCTTAATAGTATTCTCCATAGCCTCCAACTCTGCAAGCGACTCTTGTTGCGCCTGCATCGTTAGCATCTCTTCACGAAATGCTCGCATCTCTTTCAACTCTTCCGCTAACTGCGGAGGAAGCCCCTCATAACTATTATCAACATTCTCAGAAGCGAACTCTTCAATCGTCTGGCTAACATTGGGTGTTCCCGAAGTCTGTTGAAGTTGTTCCGCAACCTGCATAGCAAATTCCGGATTAGTATTCAACTCCTGCAAGAATCCAACTGCTTGTAGAGCAACATCTGGATCAACTCCTGCTTCAGAGAACGACTCGTACTGACGCCGTAACTCTGCAATCTCCTGAGTTTTGCGCGTATAATCACCCTGCATAGAGCGATAAACAGCCTGCATATCCTCAGGAAGCGTGTTCGGATCAAAACCAGTAAAGGATTCCGCCTCCGCATCAGCAGAAACCGGATTATCCTCCACAACAGCCTCATCCGAAACACTAGCCTCTACAACCGGAGCCTCGTCCGGAAGATTGGCCGACAGCGCCTCAAGAGCGCCATCCATATCAATACCATCACTCATGGTATCCTCCTATAACACAAACGACTCCGGCTTATTCCGGTTGGTCGCTAATTATTCACAACAACACTTTCAGCCTCAATACTAACAGTATCACTCGCACGGTCTTCCGCCGCACCAACAAGCCCATCAGCAAAACCAGCCATCAACTCTTTCATCTCCTCCTTCGTAGGAAGAGTATGAACAGTCTCAGTACGCTTAGTTGCAAGACCCTGAGCCAAACGAATCTTATCATCCATAATACCAACCACAGTAGCAATAGCACTCAACTGCTTCACTTCAGCATCAGGAATAAGTTCCTCTAACTTCTCCATAGCCTGCTTACGAACACGATTAGCATGATCCACAAACTCGTAAGCATTCTTACGAATCTCGCTATCAAGATGCTCAGGAGGACCATCCTTCTCCCACTGCTTAGCCCAATAAGCCACAGTAGCATGAGGAACACCAGTCACACGACTAGTCTCACGAATCTTCTTATCACAAGCAATCCACTGCACATACGTAGCAGCACGAGCGGCATCATCCCACTCAGTACGCTCTTGCCTACTCACCACGCACCGTCCTCATAGTCATCTCATTAGCCATTTTCTGATCCGCCTCAGCCTGATTCTGCTGCAACTTCTGCAACAACTCCATCTGATACTGATCCATTGCGCCACCCGCACCCTCAGGCGCATTAGGCTTATCCTTATTATCAATAACCACAGTATCAAGCGGCGGCTCCAACAACTCTTGCGGAGTAACATCCTTAACACCAGCCTGATTAAGAATCTTAGACCCAGTAGTAGGCCCAACAGCACCACGAAGTTGCAGCGACACGCGCGGAGCATCTCCAGTCGGATTAGCATCAGCAGCAACAGCCTGCTGCGTAAACTCATAATGCTTATAGAACTGATCCTTAATCATCTGCGGAAGCGACTCAAACTCGGCACTCTTCATAAACTGTGCATGAACCTCCAAATGCACCGCCTTATTCTCAAACGCAAGCGGCTGCAACCCGGCCTCAACACTCTGCTGAAGCATCTGCGGATCAATATCACCACCCTGCATAATACTCATCATAAGAGCCTCATTCGCCTGCTTAGCGGCCTGCTCATTCACAATACCACCCTCAAGCAACTTATCATGCTCTCGCATAGCCTGTTCCTCATCAGCCTCATACTGCATCTGAACACCCTTAAAATCAGCCATATCAAGATACTTATACGCCTTTGTAGGCGAAAGAATACCCATCTGCATAAGTTGCATCACACGCGCCTGCCGACCAGCACGAGTACGAGGAAGACCAGAACCAGCCTCAACCTTAATAGTCACACCCTTAATAAGATCCGCACTCTCAAACCGCTCAACCTTAGGCTTAGAACCAGAACCCGTAATAATCATCGTGCGCGGCTCAGTATAATACTGTTGCGCCAACTGAAGCATAAGATTACCACAACGCTCCAAACTCTTCTCCATAAGCATAATCTGAGGAGCAATACGATCCGTAGCAGCCTCCTGCAACAAGTCAATAGCCACACCAGCCTCAACATTCGGCGGCACACTACCCTCAACAATCTCATTTAACGAGAAAATATCCTTCAACCGCGCACCAAGATCCTGAAGATGCTCAAACACATACGGAGGAAGCGACGGAATCGGAATAGACTCGGGAACCTTACCAGCAACCGGATTATACTCAAAAATAGCGCCCGGCTCATCCGTAATACGCTGACGCAAAGAACCCACCGGAGCCAGCATCTGCGGCTTCAACGTAAGATTCTTATACTCAATCATCTGCGACAACGTACGATTCAACTCCTTCTGAAGCGGAATCGCCTGCTCAACAACACTGGTATCCCACA